ATCATTTATTGATTGGAGCCTTTAAATGACTACACAAAATATTTTACAACAAGTGGTGACGTACCAAAAGTCGCACTTGGCTTACTTATTGAACTATTCTTGCTTTATTAACGAATCTAACCATCGCTTCGACAACTTCCAGAATTTTTCTGGAAACTTGGGTGCGACAGTTACATTTGACTTGCCAATTCGTTATGCATCTCAAGAAGGCTTGGTGGTTACTTCACAACCGACCGTTCAACCCAAACAGTCTCTTACTGTTAACCAATCTCGTAACGTCACCTATGACTTTACCGCTGAGCAATTCATATTTAACGTTGAAGACTATATGAAAGATTTCGGTATTGGTGCGACTGCTGAATTGGGTGCAGTAATTGAAGCAAACGTGGCTTTGAACTGCCAAACTGGCCCATATCGTTTCTATGATGGTGTAAATACTCCATTGTCATCATTTGGCCAATTAGCCAAAATGCTGCAATTGTATAAAACCTATGGCTATCCGCATCAAACCATCAAGGCCTTCTTATCTGACGGCGTTATACCGGACATCACCAATTCTGGATTGAACCAATTCGTGATGAGACGAAACGAAGAAATGGCCATGTCTTGGGAAGTAGGTAATTGGAAGGGCGTGGATTGGTTTGAATCTAACCTTTTACCCATCCAAAATGCTGGAACCGTAGGACAAAATGGTCAAGTTTTAACCGTTTTGGCAACCAATGATCCAACGGGTAATAATATTACGCAAATCACTTTCTCAGGCGCGACCAATAGTGATCCAGATGCCATCAAACAATATGACTCGTTCCAATTTATTGATGGTGTATCAGGCCAACCCAATATGCGGTTCTTAACCTTCGTGGGTCATCAACCTTCAGCGGCTTATTTACAGTTTAGTTCAGTGACTGATGTAGGCGCTACAGGTGCAGGACACGTTACTGTGACGATTAATCCGCCATTGTGTGCGACCCAAGGTAATCAAAATCAAAACATCCAATACAATATCGTAGCGGGGATGCAATGTAATGTATTGCCTCCACACCGTTGTGGAATGATTGTGGGTGGTGATTCATTGTATTTAGCAATGCCAAAATTGCCTGACCAAACACCGTTCCCGACCTCAAACTACACCGACCCATACACTGGTGTATCTTTACGATTAACCCATGGTTCGGTATTAGGGGGTAACTCAACGAAATTCATCCAAGATTGTATTTGGGGTTCAACAATCCCAGGTCAGTTCGCTATGAAAATCGCTTTACCTCTCTAATCTGTGCGAATGAACCGGTTACATTTTGTCACCGGTTCGTTCATAGGGGGTTTTTATGGCATATACTACAAATGAATTAATCAGAAAGGCTTATATTCTGGGGAATGTAGTTGCGCGTGGCCTTCAGTCACTCAGCGGCGTTCAACTTAATGATGGTTTAGATAGATTAAATGATTTCATTGCCTTAAAAACCGCCGATATGGCATTGATTCCATTTTATCAACCCTATGAATTCGACGCTGTAATAGGGCAAGAAACCTACTATATTGATAATTTATTGGATGCAGATACTCTAACATTTATAATACCAGCCAATGAAGTTCCACCACAGCAAAATTTCCGTTATGGAATGCAAAAGATGGAACGCGCGCCTTATTGGGGCATATTTAGAGCCGTGGGTATACAAGCCTTACCAATACAATGGCAAATTGAAAGATTAGATACAGGTTCTAATATTTCTGTTTATTTCTCACCACAACAAGCATTAACTTTTACCGTTTGGGGAAAGTTTTCACTTGCTAGTTTGAAATTAAATCAAGATTTAAGTTTACCATCTCAAGCTTCGCCATCATTATCGGTTAGTTCTAGATTTTGGCAAGTTTATTTGCTTTATGGTTTAGCAGACTATTTATGTGAATGGAATTCTCTTTTAACACCTCCATCAGTAAAAGAAAAATTAAGAGAAATAAATCAAGTATTAATGAATATGACCCCACTAGATTTAACCAATAGAAAATTCTCGTTCTTTAATCAACGTACTGGAATTAATTACGGCGATGTGAATATCGGCCATGGCTTTAGGCCTTGAGGTGACTAACTAATATGCATCCATCATCACAACGACCAAAAGAAGAAATAGAATTAAAAATAGTCGGCGGCAATCTATATGGTCGTTTTCCTAAAATATCTGATGAACAAACATTTAATATGCTTGTTTCTGATAACTATTTGGTTCCATTTCCTGGATATAAAAAAGTAAAAACATTTTCACATAGAAGTGTAAATGGTCGTGATATTTATTCCAGTTCACGCGGTAATTTAATGATTGTTGTTGTAGATAATTTAGTTTTTAAAGTTGCTGGCCCTAGAAATAATTTAATTGTTCAGCAATTATTTACACTTAATTCATATTCTGGTGATGTAACAATTGATGAGAATTTATTGGGGCAAATTGCAATATGTGACCAAGTTAATTTTTGGATTTATAATTTTAATACCGGAATATATGAAATGGCAGTTTTGCCAACTAATCCAAATACTGGTGTGGTTATTCGTCCTGGTTATGTAACTTATCATGATGGATATTTTATTGTTCCTGATACTACCAGTGGAAATTGGTATTTATCACAAATCAATAATGGTCTTGATTGGTTTTGGGGTGCTAGTAGTGATGCAGTATATGGTTCTATTCAAACAAAACCAGATAATGCTGTGGCTGTATTGCGTGCCCCTGGACGTGGGAATTTAATCTATGTTTTTGGACAAAATGTCACTGAAATGTGGAATGATGTTGGTGCTCAATTATTTCCGTATCAACGCAACAATTCCATATCAATAGATTATGGATGTGTGAGTTCTAGTACAATTGCAGCTCAAGATGATAAAGTTGTATGGCTAGGGATTAATGAACATTCTGGCCCTGTTTTGATGGTAACCACAGGGTCTTCCATTGATAAAATATCAACGGATGGCGTGAACTATAAATTGGATTTAGTGCAATTTCCTGAGCAATCTTACGCATTCTTTTTTAGAGATTCAGGACATTTAATTTATCAAATCACTTTTGTTAATCCAGCCGATAATTTTTCTTTGGCTTATGACTTTGAAACCAAAATATTTGTCTCGCCTACTGATGAAAACATGAATTTTCACATAGCCCAGAAAATGGCTTATTACAATAATATTTATTATTTTGTTGGAATTACTGATGGTGCATTGTATGAAACAGGCAGTGAATACACGAACTATGATTACACTGAGCCTTCTAATCTTTTACCCAATCCCAATGTTCCTCAAATAAAAACTATTCCTAGAGATAGGATAGTACGAACCATGCGATATAAGGATGGTTCTAAGTTCAATGTGCCTATCTTGGCTTTAACCATTGAACAAGGAAATGATCCATACTACAAAGGCAGTTATAAAAAATATATTACGACTGAAGGCGGAAATGTCTTATCTCAAGAACAGCCTTATGGCTTTGTAGGAAATTATTTGTCAACGGAAGTGCGTTTAGCCAATTATCAGCCTAGAATTGATATGAGCATGTCAATTGATGGAGCCAGTACTTTTGGTTCTGAAGTATCGGTTGAATTGAATCCTTTAGGTGATAGGGCAAATCGTGTAACATGGTACCAATTAGGTTCAGCTAATGAAATGACATTGCGGTTTAGATTTTGGAGCAATGCACGAATAGTTGTGACTGATGGTGAAATTGAAGCTAGACCATTAATAGGGAAGCGTGAGCAATAATGAATATTCCATCAATTGTTTCAAGTAAATTGTTAGATGATGAAGGTAAAATGTCCGAAACATGGATGAATGACTTCAACCAATTGTTGACACAATTACAGAATAATTTATCGAATGAAGGTTACTTGATACCAGGCCAATCAGCTGAGAATGTGGCCAAATTGGAAGCGCCAAAATCGTCAAATGCTTTGTTGATTGATTCTACAGCGCAGAAACTGCTTATTAATTTAGGTGGGGTTTGGCAACAAATTCCCACAGTACCTTATCCTTGAGGTGATTTATGTTTGATTCATTATTTGGTGGAGGAAGCGATCCAGCCGAAGAGTTTGCAAAGTCCATGGCGGGCTATGAAGAGATGCTTTTGGGCTATTACCAGCCATTTATGGATCAGACTTTCAGCCAATTGGGCAATTTAGAGCAGCAATATTCCATGCTTTTAAGCAATCCAGGGGCATTATATGACATGATGGCCATGGGTTTCTCAGCATCGCCTGGGTATCAATATCAGGTTGACCAATCAATGAATGCAGCCAATTCAGCAGCGGCAGCGGGCGGAATGGCAGGTACTAATGCGCATCAGACTACGGCTATGACTCAGGCCAACAATTTAGCGAATCAAGACTTTAATAATTACATGAGCCAAATGACCAATCTATACTCTAAAGGATTGAGTGGAACTGAAAATCTGCATCAAATGAACTAT